CTTTTGATTTTCTATATCCTAAAAGAGTTGCCCCAATTCCAACAAGGATTATTGACTGTGTTATAACGTCCATATCTTTGTTTAAAAACATTTTATCCACACAACCCATAAGGAATGTCAAACCTCCAATAAAGACGATGTAAAGACCTGCAGTACCACTTCCTGATGTCTTTCCTGAACTATTGGAAGTCATCTCTGCGAATGAAAACTGTTTGATGTTTCCGATTTGTTTTTTAATGTATTCTTTCATGTTTACCTCCCATGGCCGTTATAAGGCTTCTTATAATTTTTACTTCTTTTATTTGAGGTAAATTTCTTTGTTGATTTACCTGATTTTTTAACTCCGAATGATAATTTCGTTGAACCTGTTGATTTAGCTGCCATTATTTCATTTATTTGGCAATAAGTATATAATTTTTTAAAAATATCATGTATTTATTAAATAAAATTAAGATTATGAAAAAACTATTTGAAATTTCTTTAGAAGAAAAACAAAGAATATTGGAAATGCATGAAAGTGCAACCAAAAAGAATTATTTAAGTGAACAACCAGTTCAACAAAATCAAAGACAACCCCCAGCATCCATAACATCTACAGCAGGTTTTACGTCAAATGGTAAAACATATTATTTACCTGAAATAATTAAAGACGAAACTTCATTAAATAAGTTTGTTGGGTGGCCTAACACACCAACAATTAGTAAATCCTCATTGGCAATTATTGGTTTAAGACCTCAATCTGAACCAAATATAACCGGTGGTGGGGGTGGAGAAAATCCAAAACATAATGCTGAGTCAATGGCATTTGATTTTATTAGATATTATTTAACATCAATTGCTGCCGACGAAAGTCTTAATACTAAATGTTTATGTAATGGTACATGTAATATTGACGCAAATGTTAGTGGGGCTGAATGGAGATTTAAAGATGGAAAATATAAGCCCGAAGATTTAGATTACTTATACAAGTATTTTGGAAATAATAGTGCTGAAAATGGAAAAAAAGCATTACAAGCCGCAACTAAAAGAGCGCTTAAAGAACAATTAGCTAAATTTCCAGGAGTTTGTAAAGCTTAATTTAAATAATTTTTTTACAAAAAAAGAGGGTTATACCCTCTTTTTTATTTTACACTATAATCAAAATCTGAATTTAAAGAGAATTGACCAAATACTTTATCATTATCAACAAATTCAGTTAAAAACTCTCTTTCGTTATTTTTATTTACTCCTAACATAAATAAAACATTCCTAACACCATCAAAAACAATACAATCAAGAATGTTTTCATTTTTATTAACTTCAATAATATTACACGTAAAAAATCCTTTACAATTCTTTAATGTTAGAATTTTTTTATCCAAGTCAAATGTGTAGACATTTTCACCAGTAGTATAATTTGGGTATTCAATCAAATCCAATTGTCTTGCTTGAACTGTTGACATAGATGACGAATGATTGAAATTTTGAACTTTGTGAACATTAACAGTAATTACTTGTGAGTTAGCTACCAAACCAACCATCACCAAAACAAGAGAAAGAAATAAGTTTTTCATAGGACTTGATTATTTAATTATTTATACAAATATACACAAAATATTTGTCTACACAAATATATTTATAAATAAAATGAACTTTGTTCATAAACTTTAAACCCACGTTAATGGATAATGACGAAAATGAAACGAATTCTAAAGGAAAATGTTGCCACTTATTGCCTTATGCTCGCAATGTTTTTCAATCCACTAGGATTCGACATAATGTTCAAAGCAATCTTAGATTACACAAGTTCTTATTGGATTACCACAGGAATTTTCTATTGTACTTCAGCATTGTTCTTTGGGTTGTATTTCTTATTACGAAGTAAAAAATGAATATCAAAAAACTTATCAAAAAAGTTCTTACAGAATCAGTGGAAAAACCACTTATCTCGGAACACCTTAATTATCATATAACAAATGATGTACCATTAAATGATAATATCTTCAGATTTGGTTCTGAGGAATTCTTTAACGTTATTCAAGAAGCACGTGAGTTATATTACGAAGGAATGGTTGAATTAAATGAAGATGATGTTGAACTTGTTGAATCTGATTTTGGAACACAGGTTAGATTATCAAATGGTAGAGTAGTTTATTTGGATACTCCAATGGAAGAAACATTTATCTCTGAAGCTGAGTATAACGGAAAGAAAGTTGAACTCGGTAAACCAAGAAGAAATAGTGGTGGTGGTAAGAAATATGTTGTCTATGTTAAAAACCCATCAACAGGTAGAGTTAAGAAAATTTCATTTGGTGATGTTCATGGTGGTTTAACTGCTAAGGTATCTAATCCTAAAGCTCGTAAATCATTTGCGGCTAGACATCAGTGTTCTAAAAAGAAAGACAGATTAACTGCGGGGTACTGGGCATGTAGACTCAATCGCTTTGGTTACCTCTGGGGCGGTAAAACTTATCCAGGATTTTGGTAATATGAAACCGTATAAAGATAGAAAACTAACAGAAACCTCAAAGATTAGAGTTTTTAAATCCGATGTTGATAGTGGTGAACTACAATGGCATCGTGATAGAGAAGATAGATTGATTGAAGTGGTACAAGGTGATGGATGGAAATTTCAAATGGATAATCAATTGCCAATAGAGTTAACTGAAGGACAAGTATTATTAATTCCTGAAGGGACTTATCACAGAATATTCAGAGGAACGTCTGATTTGGAATTAAAGATTGATTTTATTTAGTAATCCTGTCAACGATTAAATCCATAAGTCGTTTTAAGAAATTACCTGAAATTGTTATTAATCCAAACGCTGATAATGATTTAACTAACATTTCAGTATCTTTCATATCCCATATACCTTCAGAGATAGCGTCGTATATCATTGGTATGATTGGAACCAAGAATGCGTAACTTAACATATTTGTTACACTGAACGCAGATAAATTCAAACTCTTTAAAAAACCTGCCAAAACAGTTTTAAGTTGATTGGCTTTAATTGCCCCCAATTTAAATGATTCTTCAAGTCCGTCTTCTTTAATCTTTTTAATAATTGATTTGGTAAAACTTCTTTCTTGAAAGAATATTACTGACGCAATACCGGCAGCAATTAATGATGAATCTTTTTCTGTTAACTCAGGTACCTGTCCATTTAACCATTGCATAATTGGGCCCATAAACCCTCCGATTGCCGCTCCCCATGTGAGCATCATCTTTAAGTTTATTGAAACGTGAGTTTTAGTGTCTTCTACAATCTTTTTTGTTAGTTCAACACCATCTTCTTGAACTTCTTTAATCCTATCATTTATTGTTTCAAGGATAATTTGCTTTTGAGATTCTTTAATTATATATTTCATTATATTTATAAATATATGAGTAAGAAATTAAATCCTGAACTTAAACCTGGTGATAGAATTGTTATCATTGAACTTTTCGGTGAACCTCAATTATCGTTTGGTGACAGAGGAACTGTTAAAGGAATACAAAAAGGGCCTGGATTTATTCAATATGTTGTTAAATGGGACAACGGGTCGGGTCTTTATTTATTGGATGAAGATAAATGGATGTATGAATCTGAGTTTGATGAAATGAAGGAAAGAAAACAAAAAAGAAATATTCAAGAAAATCTGTCAACTGATTTAACACAACATGCTCAGTTAATAAAACATTTCAACATGTTGTTTTTAAAACGATATTTAAATAAATTAAGAGAATCTGGTGTCGTTAACATGTTGGCGGCTTCACCGTATCTTTATATGGGTAAAGAAAGATTGGCTCACGAACATAAGTATAATGATACTAACGAAGCGTTCGATGAATTAGTTGATATGGCCGATAAAGTTCAAGGTGAAATGGTGAACGGAGTAATAAGTATAATTGAAGAAGAAAATAAAGAAGTGACCGTAGAAAGAATTAATTCTTATTTAAAAAGATATGCTCCAAAAATTATTTCGTTTTACGCAAATTACTTTTAAAGTAAAAACAAAGGATTTCTTTCACCAAAATGTCCACCAACAATGTTGTAGTAATAATATTCTAAAGCATCTTCATAAGACATATCTTTTTGTAATGACTCAAGTATTTTATCACGTGAATAAAGTATTCTCACACCATTGCCAAACTCTTCAACAATTCCTGTGATACATTCATCAAATCCATCTAATAGAATTGCTCCTTCGGCCAATTCTTCTACTTCTTCTTTTGTCATTTGTTTTTATATTCTTCTAATGTAATTCCTTCGGTGTCTTTATCACTAATCTTAACTTTAAAGTTAAATCCTCTCATGTATTTGGTGATAATGTCTTTTACTTCTTCTATAGTATCCCATTGAATACATCCTTCGTGTTCTTTAGAATATTCATTGTCTACCAAGTAGTTAACGATTGTCCCACTTTGAAGTGTTAAAAATCCGTGAGCGTATCCTTTGGGGACATATACCGATTCACCTGATGTTAAAACAAATGTTTCAAGTTTACCAAACTCTTCACTTTTTTTATCCAAGTTAACAACAAAATCAATAATCTTTCCTTGAATAACAGAAACTAACTTCGTTTGAGACATTGGTTCGTCTTGATAATGTAATCCACGAAATACGAATATATCATCGTTTATACTAATGTTTGATTGAACCCACTTGTCAGAAAGTTTGATTGGAGTAAAAGACCCACGATGGTCTTTAAAAACTGGTTGTAATAGTTGGTAAGGTTTTTCCATGGGTAAAGTATAATAAATTAATATTATTCAATCAACCATATATTTATCTAGAAAACAATTATTATGAATCCATATTTTTTAGGTATTTCAGAACAAGAAAAAAATTCAATTAAAGATAAACATAGAAAACCATATGATGGTTATGTCACTCGTGGATTTGACACACCAAAAGAACAAATGCTTAATGTTGAGGATTTGGCTCAGGATAAGGGTGGTATTACCGTTAATAATAAAAATGAGGTTACTGAATATAAGAACACAAACATTAATCAAAAAATGAAAAAACAATGTGATGAGTGTGGAGGTTTATATGAAGGTGAAATGTGTGAATGTAGTGGTATGTATGAGGGTGAAACATGTGAAGAGTGTGGTGGTGAAATGAAAGAAGGTGAAACGTGTGAGTGTGGAACTAAAGGGTATACTATGGAAGAGATTGAAGAAGGTATTAAAATTAAATCAAAAGCTTCGTTAGTACAAGAACAAATCAATGAATCACTTAAGTGGTTTAAGAAAATTCTTTAAGGAAATGAAAATCAAAGAAATTGTTGATTACTATTATAATCCAAAATCTGAAATTATACAAGTTAGTTTTAGATTAAAAGAAGATGGTGAGGACGAGATAAGAGAACATGAATTTGAACTGGACTTTGTTGAGAAGTCCGGTTTTTTCATTTTAGAGAACTATGATTATGAATCAAGTGATTTTCCTATCATATATGAAGAAGACACTGACGAGTTAATTATTGATGAAGAAGCGTTAGACGAAAGGGAATACGAGGTTGATAAAATTGAGTTAAAGGATTTTATGGATGAGTATTATAAATTAAATCCAAATAAAATTCCACCTTCGTTTTTATTCTAATATGTCATAGTCATAGTAAATGTTAATTCCATTTCATTGTTGTTGGAATCTCTAAATCTACCTGTTTTAGAACGAATAATTAAATTTTCAAGACCATCTTGTACAATATCAAATGAGTATTGTATTCCATTAATTATTACCCAAAAAAATCCATTTCCTTGATATTCGAAGTTAGTACAGGTATACGGGAATTTATCTTCAAAATAATAATCACCCCATTGGTTCTCAACAATATTAAATCCCATGTGTGTGTTATTAAAACCTAATTTGGTAAAACCAACGGCAATTGTGTCCATTGGAAAGTTAGTATCGTTTAGAAATAGTGTATCACCAGGATATAATACATCAGTGTAAGAATCGGTTGAAACTGTAATAACATCAATTACATAGTTACCTGATAATGATGGGTAAGTAGGTTGTTCATATCTCTCACAAGATAATAATGTTATAGATAATAGGAATAAAAAAAGTAATTGTTTCATATCTACAAATATAACTACACTTTTTTATCTAACCAAAGATATTTATAAAAAAATGACACAGGACGTTGACTATATAATTGATTTGCTTAAAAATCTGACTACCAATAGTAAAAAAGGTAAGAAAGATGAGTTAGGTGAACAAGACGCTGCCTCAGGTGGTGGAGGTGCAACATCTAATACAAATAAAAGAGGTAGTAATTGGGATGAACTTTATGTGACCACAAGAGGTAAAGCCAACATGTTGGGTAAAAAAGGTGAAAAATGGGAGACCGGTATTAAAAGAGGCCCTGCAAATCAAGTTTGGTAAAAAATGGAAAAGAAACAACAAGAATTATTGGAAAGAGTTTTGTTATTGATGAAATACGATAATAAGGAAACTTTGTCTGAAAATATTTCAAAAGTTAAAATATTAACAGAACAACAAGACCCAAATAAAGTCCCAAAAAATCAATATGATAAAGACGCAATTAAAAATTGTAAAATGCAACCAAGAAATTACGATTGGTTTGTGCCAAGAACTAAAGAAACTGTTGATAAATTTTGTAATAGTTTACAATTAAATTACCCATCATTTTATTCTAAAACTCCAATAACCAATAATACAAATCCTCAAACAACTCCAAAACCAAAAGTTTTAACAAAAGAAGAACTTAGAAAATATTCTATTGACCAATTAATTAAATTATATGAATCTAACAGTAGTGAAGGTGAGGCTCGAGTTAGTATTAACACAAATAAAGATAAGATTATAACTGTTTTTGCGGAGAAAATATCTGAAATGAATTATGATGATTTAATAAAATTATTAAAAAACAATAAAGTTTTTAGAGATAGTTTATATTTTTCCGATTCACCAACAGGTAGTTCAATACAACAACCAAGAAGTAAAAAAAGTTTTAAAGGTAATGTTAAAGTTTTGGGTCCATTCGTTGTATTACTCGATTATGAAATATTTGAGAGAAAAATTGGTGAATATAATAAAAATCCAAAACAATTTAATTATCAACCCCCTATTAAACCAAATTGGAAAGATTTAACATTAAAGTTTCCTAGTTTGACTTATCTTACTCAATATCAATATTCACCTACACAATATTTAACAAATATTAAACAAAAGGAACAAGGTTTAGTAGGGTATACTAAAAAAGGATATCCAACCTATGTAAAAGAAAATACGGAAAGTTCAGTTACAAATTTACAAATGGCGTTAGTAGAACTTGGTTATTTAAAACAAAAAGATGTAGTACGAGAGAGGGGTGTTAATACCAGTTATCCTTGGCATGATTCATTGAGGGATTATTTAAAAAGTGGTAACTATAATTTTGCGGAAGCTTTAGGACTTACTCCTAACAATCCTAAACTAGATGGGTATATTGAAAATTATATTTGTTTACTTAAAACTTATCGAGTTTGTAAAGGGTCCACTATAAATGAAGAGAATATGCCGGCATATAAGTTTTTTAAAACTAACAAACATGATTGGGTAGAACCTTTTCTTTCATTTTTAAGGGCTAATGCATATCCAAATGTTCCTGCGGATGAATGGTTATATGAAACAGGCCAAACTCCAAAAGAACAACAAGAAAAATTTGAACAAGGTGTTAATAATTCCAAGTTTTTAAAAATAAGTATTTATGATGTTGATGGTAAAATAATACCAATTTATAGTAGAGGTGATGACCCTGATTTACCGTCGTACTCAATTGGAAATATTCAAAAAAATATTAACCAAGTTATTTCAGGAAAAAATGAAGATTCAGGATTTAAACCTCAAATAATTAATTTAGGTCCAATTTTTAGTATTTTAAATGATGAACAAGTTAATACTTTAGTAAATTGGTTAACTGAATGGTGTACAGAACCTTTTGAATTTGATGGTATTAAAGGAAGACAAATTGTTACTAAAGGAGGAAGTGGTCTTAATTTTGACTTTGATTTATATTCTAAGTTCCCTAATTTTGTAAAGGATTTGGTAGAAAACGAATCGTTATATCCTAACTGTGTTGTTGATTTTGCAAATAAAGAAACAAATGGTGATGTTGGTAAATGGATGATTAAATTTTTAAAATTACCTGAAGAACAAATAGATTTATTACTTCAGTTTTATCCTGAGGATTACGATTTAATACAAACTTATTTACCGGGTGCTCCTGGTTCTAAAGATTTTTATCTTAATAATCCTTTGGTTAAAAATGCGGTTAAAATGCATATTTTTATGAACCCAGGATTTTTAGGTACATTATCCGATGCCTTGGGGGGTGGTTATAAAACAATTGATAAGATACCTGATTCACTCGTTGAATTAACCCTAAAAAAACTACTTGAATGTCCAGGAATGTATAAAGAATTACAATCAATTGCTGCGGGTCAAAGAGAATATAAAGGTTATATTGTTGGTCAATATTATTCTTCATTACCATCAGGTTATGTTAAGTATACTATTCCTTGCCCTGATGAGTGGTGGGATGAAAACGGATGGAAAATTGTTATGGGGGGAGTACTTTTAGCATCACTTGTATTTCCACCTTTATTTATGGCTGTAGGATGGGAACTTGAATTGGCGATTGTCGCGAGAATATCAGTTGATGCTGGACTTAATATTTATTCCGCCTACAGAAATAAAATGGCGGGAAATGAAGAGGCCGCTAAAATTGATATGGCGTGTGCTGTGTTATCATTTATTGTGGACACACCAGGATTTGAGAAAAAATTCTTATCAGGATTTGGGGATTGGGCAGAAATATCAGTATTTAATAAATTAAAAAAAGCTAACCCAAATACAGGTAAGAAATTGAATAATTTTGTAAGGTCGTTAACAGATGTTGAAAGAAGACATTTATATGATATCATCAACACTCCAAGATTTACAAGACAAATTCAGGTTTACGGAAAAGAAATTATGGACAGATGGTTAAAACAACAGTTTGGTTCTCAGTGGAAAAATATTGCTGTTAAAATTTTAAAGGAAGTTGGAGTAAAAGTTCCTATTGTGTTTTCACCAGTCATGTTAAATATGGGATATAATATGTTTATTTATGCAAATCAGGTGTCACAAGACATATTTAATGTCGAATTAGATGAAACTAAATGGAAAGCTTTTGAATGGGAATTAAATAACAGAGGTATAAATACTCCTGAAGAGGCTGACAATTTTTTTGAAAATATTCTATCAAGTAACAAAAAAGAACAGAAAATTTTTTTAGAGAATGTTGGTAAAAAAATCTTTGGGGAACAGACTAAAAAAATAAAAGAACAATTGTCTGATGAAAAATTAGATAAACTCATTAATGAAGTTAAAGAATTAAATAGAAGAATTGATGAGTTAAATAAACAAATAGAAAGTAATATTGAAGATTAATCGACCTGTATATTTATGGTAATGAAAACACAATTATTAAACGAAGTTAATAGAGTTAGAGAAATAATGGGATTAACATTAATTTTGGAAGTTAGTCTACCAAAAAGTTTAACTCAAAAAATATTAAAAAATCTTTTTGATATTGACGCTCTAAAAAATATGGACTTACAAAAACTTGGGAGAACAGTTAGAGAAAGTTTATTATCGGCTAGTAGCGAATCTGTTGAAACTAATTTAGTTAATAAGATTATTAGTGCAATTAAGTATGAAAAGTGGGGAGATGATATTTTGAATGAGGTACCTCTTGAAGAAATGTTTAAGAATTTAATTAAAAACTCTGATGTTACTTTAAGAAAAGAAATTGAAACGGTAATGAGAGGAACATTACGTCAAATATATCCTGATTTATCTGAGTTAGCGGATGAATGTTCAACATTAGTTACTAAACTAACTACTACAGTAGCAAAAAAAGATGCTGTTTTATATCAAGATACTTTAAACGCATTAAAAAAACTTAAAAAAGAGATTAATAATTTAAAAGGTGTTGATGAAGAATATAAAAAAATATTAATTGATGTTTTTAAACTAAATGATTTACCTAATAATATTGATACTGTTAAATTTATAACTCAAAATAGAAATTTCTTACGTGATAAAATTAATGACTTATTTTTAACTAATTACGGACCAATTAGAGGTAGTACTGATATATTGAGTAATGGAACTACATTTACTGTTCAAGAGTTTGAACAACTAAAAAAATTTATTGATAAAAAAATAGCATTTAACGATTTACCAGAAAGTTTATTAAGTAAAATAATTCCAGCACTTAAAAAAAATTCAGAATTTGTAAATGAATATTTTAAAAATTTATTAAAAAAATTAGGTTATGTTAATTCTGCGGGTGAAGTAAATCTACCTGGGTTTTTAAAATCAATTATGTCAAAAACTTCAAAAAATAAAGAGTGGGATTCAGTCGTTAAAGAAGAAATTTCTGATTTTGATTATAATATTGTAGACGAAATATTGACAAAAGAATTTGAAAATATTGCTAAAGTGTATAAATTGGCGAGTAAGTTACCTTTTGATAAAATTGAAGGTTTACAAAAAGCGATAGAAGGTTTAAAAACTTTTGGGTCATTGGAAGGTCCAAATTTCCTTAAGTACTTTTTAGAGAATGTTATAACTAGAATAAAACTAATGACACCGTATGGTACATTAGAAGAACTATATCAAAGATTAGATAGGGAAGTACAATTAATGGCGAAAAAAATAATCGGTGACGAAAAGGGTCCAAAAACTATTTCCGGTAATTTTGATACTATAAGAAATTTAATGGTTTTATTAAACAAAAGTGACATATCAGGTAAATCTGCGGCAAGCTGGTTAGAAAATAATCTTTTATCATATGGTTTAGAAAAAGAAAGTGTTGAATTTAAAAGACTTATTGAATCACCTGAATTTAAAGAACTGGCCGATTCACTTAGTGTGGATTTCCAAAAAAACTTTGGTAAGGCGGTAAAAATAATGTTTAGAGGTTATGGAGAAATGACAGGAATATTAAATATAAACAGATGGAAAGAATTATTTTTAACTGAAGGAAAAGTAAACAAATTAAAGGTTGGAAGTTATTTTTTTGGTGATTTCCTTAAAAGTTGGGGAAGGTTTGCATTAACAACAAGTCCTAACAGTGTTGATGTTTATAGAAAAATATTTGCGTTAGGTGGTAGGTCAGGAATATATTTTGAGAGAGGGTTTAAACTTTTGGTTTGGACTACTTTAGCATATCCTTGGTTAGCGTCTTTGGGTACTGGTGGTTTAGAAAATTCTCAAAGACTTGAAGCTCTTAAAAACTTTGAGGACTTTAAAAAATTAATTTGTGAACCAACTGTTGTGGATGGTGAAACTATTGAAAAAATCGGAACTGATGAAGAATGCAAAGAAATAAATGACTTACTTCAACAGTTATATGTTGCTCCAAATCCGGACGAAATTGAAGCATCGTATCGACCAACACTTATTCGAGCAGGTTTAGATATGGCCGGTATAGTTACAGAAACTTACGTAGATGATATAAAGTTTTGGAGTGATAAAATTTGGCGTGTTATGATTGGTGGGGGTGGTGTTCCAGAAGCAAAAACAATCGCTCTAAATGAATTAATGAAACAGATTGACGCAACGAAGAAAAAATATGACAAGATGTTACAAGAAGATTATTGTTTTGTCGATAAAAATGGTAAGTCGGCAGAAGTTAATATGTATAATTGTTTAATGAACAAAAGAAAACAAAAAATGGCGGAGAAAGAATTAAATAAAATTGACGGTACACCAAAAGGATTTGAAAATTGGGCAAGAATAAATGGTTATACGATTGCAACCCCATATAATGAAACAGGTGTCGGAACTGCTTATAAAAATGATGATACAAATAAAACAATAGTTAATTTTATATATAAAAATAATACATTTATACCATACTAATTATATATGAATTTGATAAATAAAATATTATTAGAACAAAGTGATTGGGTTCTTGTCGCTCCTGATTCGATTAAAAAATTTTCACATTGTAAAACAAAACAAGTTGATGGAAAATTTTATTATAGTCCTTCATCATGTAAAACAAAACCAAAACCATCTCCACCAAAACCATCTCCGTCACCTGAAAAAAATGACATTACAGGATGTGAATGGAAACCGAGTGAAGGAATGGTTTTTAGATGTAATGACTCTAAAGATTGTGACACAGAAGCAGGTGATATTTTTAGAAAGTATGTAAACAAACAATTTCCTGAAATTGCAAAAAAATATGAACTAAGTGAAAAAGGTACTAAAACATTAAGTTATTGTAATTCAACAATGAAAAAAGTTTGGAATCATGTTTATGATTCTAACACGTTTCCAGGTTTAAAGGGTCATACAATTAGTGACATTTATACAAATAGTTTAAAACCTAGTGTACTTGAAATGGATTGTAATCCATGGGAAACAGATAATTATTTTATTAATGATTATAGTACCGATGATGAAAGAGATGATGCCGCATATAAAATGGTCGTTAATTTTAATACTAAATACAAGTATCTTTTAGATAGCAAAATGATGGATTTGTGTGACCCAACTATTGATAACGATTTAAAATGGGCTGAAAAAAACAAAAAAGGATTACATAAAAATCCTGTTGTTAAATGGATTGCGAATACAAAACCTGAAGGAGTTAAATGGTACGATGAATGGATACAAACGTTACAAGAGTCAGTAACTACTCATTTAATTGAGAGAAAACTAAAAATTAAGAAAAAATTAAAAGAAATGAAAACAAATAAAACAATTTCTGAAAATGTTAAAGAAAAATTAAAAATATCTAAATTAAACAAAAAAATAAGTTTAAAAGAAAATTCAAAATATTTCTTCAACGAATCATACAGAAAATTTTTTGACACCTACTTTAATGGTGGTGTTTTAAAGACATTAAATGAGTCAGAATTAGGTGATTTTGATATTGCATTTAATTCAGTGTTTGGAGGACATGAAGAAACTTTTATTGAAAAAGGTATACAATTTATTTTAAATAAATTACAAATTGAGCCAAATTCAGAAATTGGTAAAAAAATTAGTGATACATTTAAAAATTTACCAAAAGAAGATGCTAAAAAAATGATTGACCCTCAGTATGTCTCAGAAACAATTGTATCAATTTTACCTGAAAGTTTTATTGAAATTAGTGACCCATCAGGTGATGGATTGGAAACTATTGTTAGAAACACAATCGCTAAACTTGCTGCCTCAAGAACAACTTTGGACGATTTAACACATCAAATATCTCAAAAGGTTAAACAATCATTAGAAGATTTAAAAAACACAACAATTGAAACTTCTTCAGATATGAAAAAAAGTTACATTGAAAAATTAAAAAGTTCAATCTAAAAACTTTTTTGGAAATCAACCCAAATTTTTTGTAAAGACTGACCCACGGAATCCGAAAATATGGTAGGTTCTGTGGGTTTTTTCATTAACCTCATATTAGTATCACCCAATAACTTGTCTCCTTTCTTTGAATTACACGTTATACAACACGTAACTAGGTTATCCCATGTATTACCTCCACCTTTTGATTTAGGCACGATATGGTCGATTGTAAGGTCTTTTTTACTACCACAATAAACACAAGCATTGTTGTCACGTCTCATGATTCTGTGACGATTAACACGAATACGTCTACGAGTGATTGAAACGTAGTTTAAAAGCCTAATAATAACGGGTCTAACAAGTTTTACAATACCACATACGACTGGCTCGTCAGATGATTTAACAACCTCTGCTTTTCCTTTATAGACTAAATTAAACCCACGATTAAACGATGTTACATTTAAGGGACTATAATCTGAATTAAGAACTAATACTCCATTCATAATCACAAAGATATTAATAAAAATTTATTAGGACAAATTGAATTTACCAATAAGTATAATTATACTTAAATTGTTATGTCAGAAAACAAAATACAAATATCAGAAAAATACAGAAATGATGTTAAGGGATTGACTCATGATAAACTTATATTAGTTCCTTTGGAAGTATTAGAAAGTTTATATGATTTTTATACATGGAAAGAATTTGTTCTAAATCCAAACTTTATAGAAGAACAATCATCTGTTATTATTGAAAAATATGATAAAGTGAAATTTTCGTTTGATGACGAATGGGATAATTATAGTGGAACACATTTTGGATATTAATTATGTTTGTAATCGTTAAATTTATAAAAAACAAAAAAGGGGTTGAGATGCCTGTCATCCTTCTAAACATCCATGATGAAATCTTGGAGTTTAATACCTATGAAGAAGCTGAAATAACAAAAGAATTATTTGAGAAAAATTCTGATTCAGGTCATAAGTATATTGTCAAACAACTTTAATATTGTAACAAATTTTACCTATATTTGTGACATATGGTTCCGTGGTGAAAGGGATATCACAGTAGATTTCTAATCTTCTATTCTTGGTTCGAGTCCAAGCGGAACTACTATTGTTTTAAAAAGGGTAATTTTTTACCCTTTTTTATTTTCACTAATATTTATTAATCAGTGATATAAAAATTTAAAGAAAGAAAGGTGAAGGAAATAATACCAACAATCATTACCTCAGTTACATCAATTGTCATTGCATTAATAACTGCGGGGTTTTTTAACATGATGAAAGAAAAAAGAGCGAAACAAAACTCAAGAAACAAACTTTCACAACAAATAGAGACAGACGAAATTGTTCACTCTACTTTAAGAGAAATAAGAAGAAAATATAATGCGGATAGAATATATGTTATCCAATTTCATAATGGTGGAAATTTCTATACATCATCAGCAATGCAAAAAGCGTCTGTAACATATGAAAGATGTTCTGATGGACTTGAAAGAATAACTGAAAAAATACAAAATGTGTTTGTAAGTCACTATAATTGGTTGATTAAACAAACTATGAACGACGGATTATTTATTCACGATTGTGAACTTATCCCTGATATTGCAACAAGAGCTTTAATTAAAAAATTTGGAACACAATCTATGGTTTCATTACCAATTATGGACAGAGAAAATCATTTAATTGCTCTTCTTTGTATGGATTGGGTGTTCAGTGAACATGTTGAAGTATATTGTGAAAATGAAGAGTTTACAAAGAATTTCAAAGAAGATTTTAGAAAAGACACCGAATCAGTAAAAAACTTTTTGATTTAATAATCTAAATCAAAGTTTAGTTTGTCACATTTACCTCCAACCCATCCTGTAGTATCTATTTCATAAAAATATTCGGTATTATATTCTAATTCTTCATTTGTCTCAACTTCTATTGCCATCGGTAGTG